TAATTGAATTAGATTCGAGAATGCTCAAGGCAATGGTTCTCGTTCTTAACGATCGAGCAAAGGAGATCAAAGATGCCAGCCGTAGAAATACGCGGAAACGCTGATCTCCGTAAAGCCATGCGTGATTTTACTCCAGATTTAGAAAAGACTCTTAAAGCAGAACTTTCTAGAGCCTTAAAACCTGTATCTAAAATGGCTAAGTCTTTCGTTCCTTCCGATGCTCCAATGAGCGGTTGGGCTGCTCGCAGCTTTTCTGAAGGTCACTGGCCACAATGGAATAGCAAGTTAGCAATTCAGAAAATTGGTTATTCAACGAGTGCTAGCAAAATAAATAAAAAAGGTTTTTCTTCAATCGCTCGGGTTTATAACAATTCTGCCGTTGGTGCAATTTACGAAACTTCTGGGCGTAAAAACCTAAACGGTCAACCTTGGGTTGGCCCTAAAGCTGGTGGTACAAGTCATAAAGTAAGTCGGGCTAATTGGAAAGGCGCTGGCGCTCAATTTATTGCAGCCCTGCCGCCACTCGTATCAAGTTTACAAGGACAAGGGCGTTTAATCTTTCGTGCATGGCGCGAGGCTCGTAACGGCGATCCAATGGGAATAGCACTTCGCGCAGTAGACAAAGCAACAACTGAGTTCTACAAACGCGCTGAATATAAAAGTTTTAGTAAGGCGGCATAATGGCTCAGACGGCTAATGTAAATATCGATATCAGCGCTAAGGCGGACACCAGAGGCTTTAAGGTTGCTGAGACCGCTTTAAGTAAACTTAACAAGTCAGTTAAAAGCCTTGCTGGAACTTTAGGTATTGCTTACGGTACAAGGGCAATAGCCAACTTTGGCGTTGCATCAGTTAAAGCCTTTGCAGCTGACGACAAAGCTGCGCGAGTACTTACAAAGTCTTTGGATAACTTAGGTCTTTCATTCTCAAGCATTCAGGTCAAGAACTTTATTGGCGATTTAGAAAAGACTTACGCTGTCCTCGATGATCAACTTCGTCCGGCATTTCAGCGCCTATTGACCACAACTGGCTCAGTAGCCCAAGCGCAAAGCATTCTTGTAACTGCGCTTAACCTTTCAGCGGCTACTGGCGTTGACGTCGTATCGGTCTCTGAGGACTTGAGCAAGGCATTCGTAGGGCAGACCAGAGGTCTAGCCAAGTATGGCCTAGGATTATCTCAGGCTCAACTAAAAGCCATGTCTTTCCTTGATCTTCAGAAGAAAATCGACAGCACTTTTACAGGTCAAGCGGCGTTAGCAGCTGATACTTATTCAGGATCTTTGAGCCGTTTAGCGATTGCGTCCAATAACGCTAAAGAAGCAATCGGTAAAGGATTAGTAGAAGCACTTGCAGCCTTGGGCGGCCCTAATGGATTACAAGGCACAATCGGTTTTATAGATAAAGCATCAACTGCGTTAGAGACTTTTATCCGTCGCTTTGGCGTTGGACTTGCTCAGGCTAAGGCTTTGCTATCTGGTGACCTTAAAGGTTTTGCTGCTATTGGTCAAGCAGAAGCCAACAGAGGCAAGACACCATCTGGCATAACACCATCGATCGCGGCAGAACTTAAAAAGGCTGCAATAGAAAAGGCTGCCGCAAAGCGAGCCAAAGAACAAGCCGCACTTACAGCCAAAAACACTAAAGCCGTCGCTGGTCTTACTGCACTTCAGAAGGCTAATGGTCTATTCGAATTAGATCAGATTCAGTTAGTAGCAGCTCTTAAAGGCAAGTTATCGGAAGAAGATCGTACTCGAGCAGAACTGCAACTGGCTATCCTTCAGGGCAACACCGCTGAAGCCTCTAAATTAGCCGCTGAAGTGGCCAAGGCTCAAGGGTTGACTGCAAGCCTAGTCGCTTACTATTCAGGCCTTCCTGCGGCTTCTAACCCATTCTTAGGCTGGATTGAGACACTTAAACAAGCTGCGATACTTGCACAACAGATTGCTAACGCTAATTATGGTGTTACAGCGCCAAGTTACAATGGCGCAGCAATAGACACAATTCTTAGCGGTTACGGATCAATGCCATCACCAGCTGCCGCGGGCGTATCCGCTACTGGCGATGTAAATGTTTATGTTGCTGGATCAGTAGTATCTGAAGGCGATCTAGTCGAGTTGGTCAGAGATGGTCTGCTTAATAGTTCTTTATCAGGTTCACCATCTGCAATCGGCAGACTTAAGGGATCGTTCGCAGGGTGACTCTTCCAGCACAGATTTCCGTATCGTTCGATTTTTCCTCGGGCGCTACTTTTGGTTACCCTTTTACTCTGTCAGATACAAAATATGGCATTCTTGGAACTGGAACCTTATCTGCTTCGACAGTAATTGAACCAGTTGTTGACTTAACACCAGACACTTATCAAATTAGCATTAAACGTGGTCGTAATATCATGCGCGATACTTATGAAGCTGGAACTTGCACCGTTAGAGTGTTAGACCCTAATTCTTATTTCAACCCACAGAACGTTAATTCTCCGTATTACGGTTACTTGACTCCACTTCGCAAACTTCGTGTGGCTGCGACCTATAACGGAATTAGTTACTTTTTATTCTCTGGTTATACGACTGCTTACAACTACACCTATCCAACCAATCAAGATACTGGTTATGTCGATATTGAATGCTCAGACGCTTTCCGTCTAATGCAGTTGGCTAACGTAACTACGGTGGCAACTACTCCAGCGGGTCAAGATACCGGCACACGCATAGGCAAGATCCTTGATCAAGTGCAATGGCCTTCTTCTATGCGCTCCCTTGATACTGGGGCGACTACTTGTGTGGCTGATCCTGCAACAGCTCGTACTTCCCTCGATGCGCTCAAAAACGCTGAGTTCTCAGAGCAAGGTGCGTTCTATATCCGTTCAGACGGAACAGCAATTTTTAAGTCACGTCCTAACGTAATTAGCGCCTACGGCCAGACCCCTATTGCCTTTAACCAAACTGGCGGCATTCCTTACCGCAACCTGGTCTTTGCGTTCGATGATAAGTTAATTGTCAATTCAGCTGGCATGACCAACGTAGGCGGAACTCAGCAAATATCTGAGAACGCTACTTCGATCGCCAAGTACTTTCCTCATGCAAGCAATCAAAGCAATCTAGTCTGCCAGACAGATACAGATGCCCTTAACATTGCTCGCATCTATGTGGCAACTCGTCAGGAAACGACTATCCGCATCGATGCCATGACTGTTGATCTTCAAGACCCAAGTGTTCCGACTGCAACCATGCTCGGACTTGATTACTTTTCCAATCTGGCTATAACGAATATCCAGCCAGATGGATCAACTATCGCTAAGACTCTTCAATGCCAAGGTTTAGCGTGGGATATAACCCCAAATAAAATGATTGTCACCGTAACGACTCTAGAACCCATTGTCGATGGATTCATTCTAGGATCGTCAATTTCGGGTATAATCGACACTAACATATTGGCATATTAGGAGAAATAAATGGCAACAGGTTTTCCAGTAAAGGCAGATTACGCAACAGGGGACGTCCTGACTGCGGCCAATATGAATGATCTTGCAGGTACTTTAAATCAATTAGACCCAACGGCTAAAGGTGACATATTTCCAGCATCTAGCGGAACTACACTTACTCGATTAGCGGTGGGAGCAAACGGAACTGTTTTAACGGCAGATTCAACAACTGCAACTGGTTTAAAATGGGCAACTGGTGGCAGCGGTGGCGGTAAGGTTTTACAAGTCGTAACTGCCACATTGACTACAACAGCTTCAACAACTTCTTCTACCTTTACTGATACTGGATTATCAGCAAGCATAACCCCTTCTGCCACTACTTCTAGAGTATTGGTTATTGCATCAATTATGGCTGGAGTTACTGGATCAGCATCATCTAATTATGCGCTTTTCAGAGATTCAACTAATTTAATTGTGCCTACTTCGCCTTCAAATCGCACAGCTTCGTTTATGCAATATCCGGGTGATATTACTGGATCTACATATTTTATGATTCCAGCAACTTACAATTTTACTGATTCTCCTTCATCAACATCAGCTTTGACTTACAAAATTAGATACCAAGTTTCATCTGGCGGAACGGCATACATCAATAGAAGTGCGACTGATGCAGATTCTGCTGCTTATGGTCGTGGCGTATCGTCAATAACTCTTTTAGAAATTGGAGCATAACCATGGCATATTTTCAAGAAGCATTAAAAGCCTTGCGACCAAATGAGGAGTTTTCAACTTATGAAGATGATTCAGTAATCGTTTGGAACAATGAGTCAGTAAAAACTCCAAGCCATACAGAAATTACTGCCAAAATTGAAGAATTAAAAGCAAAAGATGAGGCAGAGATTAACAAAAAGGCTCAGGTTAAGGCTGCTATTGCAGATCGCTTAGGGTTAACAGCAGATGAACTGGCTTTGCTACTGGCATGAAGCCAACGTTATGCAAAGCTGGGCAACAGCTTCGTGAGCAGTTCGATGATTCCTTCCCAGATAGAGATCGTACTTCCGATGGCTGGATTGCCGATGCCCGTCACGTTGCAGCAGGTACTAGCGACCACATTGCTGATCCAAAGACTGGAATTGTTAGAGCAATCGATGTGGATCGAGATGTTTCTGGTAAGCCAAAGCCCGACCTCATGCCCAACATTGCTGATCAGATTCGTACCTTGGCAAAGACGGATAAACGAATTAAATACATTATCTTCGCAGGTCAAATTGCCAGTGCTAAGTCACTATGGCGTTGGAGACCTTATTCGGGCATCAATAAGCACGACCATCATTGCCACATATCTTTTAATATCCAAGGCGATGAGGACGGTTCGTTCTTTAATATCCCACTACTAGGAGCAAAATAATGAATATGAAAAATCCAGCCGTACTATCTGTTGGAGCATTCTTGGCCGTATGGGGTACAACTTCTAACTTTTCACTAGATTACCGCGCAATCCTTGGATCAATCGTTGCCGGTATCTTTGGCTACGCAACCCCTAGGAAGTAACTAATGTCCGCAAGTAAGCAGATGACCATAACTACAACTCCGCAGCTAGTCGGACGCGTAACTGAATCAAGCCAAAATATCTGGGTTCATGCTCAAGGCACGATTTATTTTGGTGGAGACAACACAGTTACTTCATCTACTGGATTCCGCCTAGACAGCAATGATAAGTACAGCACGATCATTCCAGAAGGCAATGAAGTCTGGGCGGTCACCAACGCAGGTACAGCGACCCTTTATGTATTCACTACGGTCATCTAATGAATCCGCAAGACTATGCTGCACTTGCAGTAGCGATCGTGACGGTGCTGGGTGGTGTTACTGCGATGCTTCAGTTCATGGTCAAACACTATTTAGCGGAGTTGAAGCCCAATAGCGGCTCATCGATCAAGGATCAAGTTAATCGACTAGAAGCGCGTGTCGATACTATTATCGAGATGTTAGGTAAGTAACACTTATCCCATGGCTCGCAAAAAGGTCATAGACCTAGAAGCATATTCAATACTAGATCAATACTGCATCGGCTTAAACGAGTACTACAAATCACTACGCAGGGCTGGCTTTGACGTTGAAATGGCTTTGGCGATATTGCTTGAACCAGCTACTTACCCGGCAACTATCCTTCCTGCGCCTAACTGGCTTCCAGAACTTCCCAACCGTATCCCTTATGACGATGACGATGAGGATTAATGAAACGAACCGTAGTCATTCCAGACTTGCAATGTCCCTACGAAGATTCCCATGTTGTACGCAATCTCAGTTTATTTATTAAAGCGTTTCGCCCTGATGCTGTCCTTACTATCGGAGATGAAATCGATCTCCCACAAATCAGCCGATGGACAGAAAATACGCCGGGCTGGTACGAACAAACACTAGCTGAGGATCGCGATCGGACAGTCGATGTACTTTGGTCGCTTTTTGAGTATTCCAAAGAAGCCCATATGGTGCGCAGCAATCATACGGATCGATTGTACAAAGTAATTATGAAGAAGATCCCAGCATTCCTATCCCTGCCTGAATTAAAGTTCGAGAAATTTCTGAAACTAGATGAAATGGGAGTCAAGTTCTGGACTACCCCAATGCCCGTCGCTAAAGGTTGGATCGCCATTCATGGTGATTTGGGTAGCCTCAATCCTAACCCGGGTTTATCTGCCCTAAATCAGGCTAAGCGCCATGGTCAGAATGTAATTATGGGTCACACTCATAGAGCGGGTAGAAGTGCCGTTTCTGAGGCTTCTAACGGGGTTTTAAGACGTGTTCTCCATGGAGTTGAAGTAGGACATGCGATGGACTTAAAAGCCGCCAAATACGTCTCTACGCCTAATTGGCAGCAAGCCTTTGCTATCGTCACAGAGAACGGCAAAAACGTCCAAGTCGATCTAATTTACATCGAAAAGGATGGGACATTCCAAGTCCATGGGCGCAGGTATGGACGATCTCGATAACGATATAAAGCGGACGATCGATGATGCGGTTGACGAAGTAGAATTGTTACCGTTTCGTTATCTAACACACCGCAGTTCTGTCTGATATTTATGCAACACTTAACCCAAGAAGCTGCGAAGGGCGCAGCGGAAGGGCACTAAATGTCTATATTGCAGTTAATT